CTTATAAGCTAAACTGTATCCTGGAATTGGCACTGTTGTTACTTCTCCGCCTGTTGCAGCAATATTAGAAACTTTATACTCATCAAGATAAATTGCTACGCGACCTCCGTGATCACTATCGCCGGCGCCGTCTCTAAAATGATCATCGTAATTAGCTGCAACACTAAACGCACCGCCGCTTGTTGTTAATGTAAGTTGACTAACATTAATATTGCCCTGCCCACCACTTGATTCTGGTCCACCTCGATAGCCACCGCCACCACCGCCATCACCACTGGTCCTTGTGCCGCCCCAGTAGTGTCGCTCAGTGCCAATGATCGGCATTCCTGTTAAATTGTCATTGACATTAGCAGCAGATTGTGACGCTCCTTCTGTAGTTGTTGTAGTAGTCCTAATAGTTAAATTCGTAGACAACCCGCCTTCATTTCCGCCGCCGGCGCCCGGTGCATAATAATAATTCACCTTTAGTTTTGTTTGATCGTTGTTGGATCTTAACTCAGGACTTCCGCCACCACCGCCAGCAATAGCAACTGGCTCTAATGCAGTTGACGCTATAAAAATATTTCCTAGTAGGATACCAGATGCACTTCCACCAGCTCCTGTGCCGTTAACAGCTACATTTGACCTACCACCTGCAAATACTGTATATGTTTGTCCACCAAGCAATTCAATTGTCCCGTACACTGCTCCACCACCACCGGCCTGAACAGGCGCACCGTCTCCTGTGTTGTCATATGGTGTTATAGCATTGAGATCTGGTGCACGTTGGGCCGATGCTAATGACAATGTGTCAGGAACAAAATCGCTCCGCACACTGCCGTTTCCTGACCCACCACCGGCACCCCAAATTTTTACATTAACTGTAAAATTAGCGTTTGGTGTTATAACAAAACAATTGCCCGCCGGTGTACTTACATTCGAATTGAATATAAACGCGCCATTGGAAGAAAAACTCCATACTTTACCTGCTCCCCTGTCGTACCCTGGTAAAGTCTTTGAATAAATTTGAATACCGGGTGTTGGAGCATTTTGAGGGCTACGACCGTAGCCAAAATTACCACTGATTGAACTAATTGTAGGCATATTTTATCCAAAAGTTGACACTTGACTTGTAACATTAAAAGTACCATTGGCATTAAAAATTGTAATGCTTTGAATGTCAGTTTTATTCGCTCTCACCGTAGGCGCAGTTCCATTAAATTGTTTAAGCGTAGTAGTTTGACCATTAATAGTTACACCTGTCGCAAATCGAGCAGTAGAACCTTGTTGTATTACTAATGTAACTACACTAGCAATATTTGCAGTTGTTGGGTAGTTAGTTAAATTAACCGTAAAGTTTGCAGTTGGCGAAATATGATAGAATATACTAGCCTGGCTATAATCATGTGTTACTAACCCTGATCCTGCTCCGGTAATAACTACTAAATTCTCTTGAACTGATTTTATTGTTGTGAATCCACTGACAGTTACATTATTCAATGGTACGTTGTCTGCTGCAACAATCGATCCTACTGATCCGGTGAATCCAATTGGACCAGTAGGACCCTCGGGTCCAGTTGCACCTTCGGGTCCAGTTGCACCTTCAGGCCCAGCTGCACCAGTTGGTCCAGTTGCACCAGTTGGGCCTTCGGGTCCGGTTGCGCCATCAGGCCCAGTTGCACCGGCCGGTCCGGTTGCACCAGTGGGACCACCAGCTGGGCCAGCTAGTCCTTGAGATCCTGTAAATCCAATTACGTTACTAGCACTGCCCGTGAATCCTGTATTACCTCTAGAACCAGTTAAACCAATTGGTCCTTGCGTTCCTGGTAGCCCTTGCGGACCGCTGGCACCACGTGGTCCGGTTAAACCAATTGCTCCTTGAATACCAATTATTCCTTGCGACCCAGTTGCACCAGTGTCACCTTTGTCACCTTTTGGACCAATTGACCCAGTGAACCCAATTGACCCAGTGAATCCTGTAACTCCTTGTGGGCCAGTTGGACCGGGCGGACCTCCAGGGGTACCACTGGCACCTTCGCTACCAGTAAATCCAGTAATCCCTTGTGACCCGGTATACCCACCAGGTGTACCGTCGGACCCTCTACTTCCTGTATATCCTGAGTACCCGCGCGGACCAGATGCCCCGGTGCGACCAGTTGCCCCGGTAATACCAGTTGGCCCTCGCAACCCACCGATGCCTCGCACCCCAGACGGACCTGTTGCACCTTGTCTTCCTTCTGACCCAGTGTATCCTTTTTCGCCTATTTCGCCAGCTAAACTAACAGTCCATGAATTCCAAAAGCCTTCGCCTTCGACCTTATCAATGAACATTGTTATGACATTTTTATCGTCAATGTCGTCAATGTAAGCAATAGTACCTTCGATCCAGTTGTTTATATTAGCAATAAGACGAATCCGATTGCCGACTGTATAGCTTGCTACGTCGTTTACTGTAAAAGTTTGGGAGCCAGTGTCCACTGGTAACACTGTGTTAGATGTAACTCCGTAATATCCTGTTAATGTTGGCATTTTTATTATCCCTAGTATCTATTATTTATTAGTAATATCCTGGAAGTACTTCAATATCCAGTTGTACACTATAATTGTCGTCAACATATGCTGGTGTTTCAGCATTGGTTAATGTATTAACTTTTTTTATAGTTAATTTGTAACGCCGTTGATCTAGCGCATTTAATGTTTCTTTATCTAGCAGGATTGTTCCTTGCCCATTGGTTATATCACTCCATTGTACTTGATATTCTGCAACTACTGTTTTGTCTACAGAATCCTGTACACTAACCCATACTTGATTTCCAACTAAATTAATAGATTTGTTGTCTTGATTTAACATTATTATCTGTACAGGATTGTCTATACCTTGATAAACTTTTATAGGGTGTGCGTACACAATATTGTTCCTTACTGTAAAAATATTATCATCAGGAATTTGAACCTTGATAACAATTGGATATAAATATGCTTTAAGCGTTTGCATTTTTGCGACTTTTTACATATTTAGCCAAGTTATTGTGGAAGATCATAACATTAAAACATTATTAGAACAATATCCTTTTATAAGCTACTTAACTTATGGAGGTAATGATTACATCGGAATCATACAAAACGTAGACGATATAGTTACTACAATATACGATTTCGGTGTGTTAAAAACCGAAGACCAAAAAGCAAGATATCTTGACTTAGGAGACCAATGGTGGTGGGAAAGCAACAGACTTATACCTATTAATGTATTTCTTAAGTCTGATTGGATTGAATTTCGACCTTGCCTTAAAACTATGAACAGCAAAGACGTTAAGGTCCAATTTGGACCTTATGTTAGTTTAAAAGAAATTGCTGCTAAACGTAGCAAAAGAAGATCTATAACATTAATTAGAAAAATTAGTTAATTGTACAAGCATGATCGCACAATAAATTCATGTGAACGCAAACAAGGTTAGCATAAGCAACTGAATGACTACGTTTAAAGCTATATTCTCCGTTACTTAGTTTGTTCCACACGGTCTTGGCAACTTCGTTCCATGGTTTACCAACGAGATGCCGCTTACCAGGTCTAATAATAGCAAGAAACATTGCCATTTTATCAATTGAATTAACAGCTTCTGGCATTTCAATTAATGTGCTGTAATTAGATCCAACATGTATTAGGTTACTACAAAATTCTAAATCATATAACTTATCCCATGGTGGTTCACGATGCATTAACTCAATTAAATGTTGTTCGTTTTTGACTTTTGAATACACACCAACATTAAGAAAATCAAGCTTGATATATCCACGTTGTTCGGCAATTTTGTAATCAATGCTAGCAATATCCAATGTTGGGTGTGTTGGGATATTTGTTACATACACCCCTGTATTGTGTTTTGTTAAAATCTTATCTCGCATGATAGATGCAGAAGTATGTTGAATAACTTTTAATATTTCAGTTCTGTCACGGAAATCTATATCAATATCGCTATTAAAATTCATTAGTATTCGCCTGTCTACAGTTATAGGTAACTTAATCCATCTTATAAGCCTGCGGTATTTAAAATGTCTCTGGATATTCTTTGTTCCGATGAGTATTTTTTAAAGTTGATATTCCAAAAGTCAGGATCGATGTATTTAATTATTGTTAAAAGTCTATCTTCTGGCAATGACTCAAGAAAGCTTATGCCAGAATTGCAATTATATATAACCCATGGGCTAATGCGACCTGTAACTATATGGTGGCATATCTTATTGCTATTTCCAAAACGAAAATAGTCCACAAAACCATTTTCAAGCTCAGGATGACTTTCTGAATACAATTCCATTTCTTTGATGCCGCGCTCAAGTGCATCTTGATAATTTTCTTTGCGCATGTACTCTATTAACCATTCTTCATAAAAACTATCTTTGCACCATTGGTCTAATTTTTTATTATTTTTAAGTAACCATTCTGTAAAATTAACTAGGTCTAAGACCTTAACAGTTACCAGATATCGTCCAAATCGAACAAAAGCATTATAGTAAGGACTTGCTACAAAATCGTCATACGTTTTTAATTTTGTGCTACCTTGTGTTAATTCAAAAAATCGCAAATAGCTACGAAACCCAAATTGCACTCCAGTTTCGTTCTGTTGTTGATATCTTCGTTTTGGCTCACATGCATGAGCCGTTAATGTAGATTCTTTAGTAAAAACTTTATTGCAATACTTGCACGTGACAGTAACAGGTTTTGGTAAATTCTGTACAGAATTTTGATATATGTTTAAGATTTCGTTTATCATATACTAATCTAATTATTAGATTGTTTTGATTTGTTCAGTTGTCCAACCATGTTGTTTAGCTAATTTTTTAAGATCCTCTTTTGTGTTAATATCAGACAGCAATTCAATTTCATCCGCTTTTAAGGTAGGATACAGTTGTGTTAGGAACTTAATTGATTTTGTATCTTTATCTGATTTCTTAGTACCTAACCAATAGTGGCGTTGATTTCCTAAATTAGGACTAACAGTGGTACACAACAACCATTGTAACTTTTTATGCTTGCTAGTACTGATATCAAAAAAATTCTTATTAACACGCTCATTTGTAGCTAGCAAATACCATGCTTGCATGTCCGGATCACCATCCACACTAGCACTGTATCTGAGCATTAAATAAGGGCTAAATTTTTTCTGCTCTTCTTCTGTCAGACTATCGTAAAAATCAATATCTTTACGATCTAGTGCAGCAGTTTCGCTTTTAATTGAAAGTTTGTCCATGCTCAATTTAAATTACGTTGTTTTTTGATATTCACTGACTAATCTCGCAAAATTTTCTTTATGCCATTTAAAATGAGTTGACTCTATTTCTAACATTTCTTTGTTTTTAGGTATTTCTTTACATGTAGTAGCATACGGTGTAAAGTGTAAAGCGTCGGTAATCAAATAATTTTGTCTACCTCTGATAACACAAGTGTCAAAAATCCAATTGTCACCGTAGTATAACACAAACTCGGCTGGGATATCAATCCACCATGCTTTGTGTACAAACATCAGCGTACCAAACCCAAACGTGTGGTCTCCGTTCTTCCATGGAACTATTTTTATAGCACCAGACACAAACCGAGGTTGATTGAATTCATCTAGCCCTGGACAAATACCCACAACACCACTATGTTCGTTGAGCACGGTATCAACATGGTAGAACATCTTAAGATCAAATATCATATCATCGTTAAGGATGCATATTTTATCATTCCGAGCCAACTGAACACCTTGATTCCATGCAGGATTTACAAAAATATTTTCCGGATGATTAATCATTCTAATTTTTTCATGGGCGAAAATATCATCGCTTGGTGTATAATGAATGTTATTATTAATAATAATAATATCATCTATTAGATCAAATTTGGTTAAATCGCGAAGAAAACTTAAAAATGGCACATAACGCCACATGGTAGGAATTACAACACTAAATTTATTCATACTGGATGCCACATTGTTTCGTTAGTTTCCTGTGTTTTTATTAATTGATAAAACACTATCAACCGTTCTAATTCTGATTTTAATGCAGGGTGAGTTCTTGCTCTTCGTCTAATATCGCCCCACAATTTATCATCACTGAGATGATCCGTTAATGGGCGGCCATCACCAGTTCTTGAATCAAATTGATAACCAATTTCTGTCTTTAGCCCTTCTTGAACAGCATATGTTATTCCATCAATTGTTTCATAATCAACAGGAATGTTAGGCATTAACGGCATAATCAATGATTCCTTTTACCGTCAAACACACAATTAAAAACTAAATTCTGATCTCCATCGTTAATAACCCTGTGAAACGCACCATCAGGGATTAAAATAATATCACCTGCATTTACTCTAAATTTTTCTTCGTCGACAAGCATCATTCCTGTACCTTGCACAAAAAAATAAACTTCTTCTTGGCTAGCATGACTATGACCGCGAGTTGCTTGTCCTCTGTATAACTTGGTGCTAGACAACACTAAATTTTTTAGTGTTTTATTATCTTTAAGAAGATATGTTTCGTTATCTTTAATTATTTCGCCACCTACGTCATGGTCGTGGAATTTTAATTTCATAATATGACTCCTTTTATTTTATTATTTAAGACTATTTAATCAGAGATTTGCAGGAATTACCAACAGCGACTATAGTCGACTACCTCGCTTACTCTGCTTATTTCCTTGACACAATAAACACACAGGCTACCTTTTTTATTACTTTCAATAGGAATAGCCAACAGTTGTCCTGGTTTAAGTTTTGGGAAATACCACTTAACATCTTGATATATATCAACAATTTCTACTGGATAAAACTCCGGTCTAAAACTGCTCAATGGGTTAAAACAAAATACACTAAACCCGCGGTCGTTAATTGACGTCAACGGAACAACTTCTAAATCGCCAGTGTCTTTTTCTCCAATGAGTATTTGCCAATCCACTGGCATCTTAATAACATGTTCGCCGATTTTTAATACCAATGCAGGACTGTTAAAACTCTCTAAAAAAATCAACGGAATATAAAAATAATCTGGATCTTTTGGATTGCTGTTATCAAGTACGCAAAATCTCATGTCATCAACTTCGTCGGGGATGTCGTTCATTTCAAACGGCATATTATTGTCTAGTGTTAGAATTCTAATTTTTTACTCCTTGATATTCTTTAGTAGCATAATACTATTATTAGATGACAAAGTCAAGTTGAACATTATTTCCATTGAACCTTTTCAACCGAAAACGGATACTTTGCTTCGGAATAGTATTTTTTGCGTTCAGTTAAGTGTCGTTTTGAAAATTTACACGAGCTAGTTATATCCCAAATTTGCACATGGTCTTTATCTTCTGCTTTTCTAATACCTCGTCCAATGGATTGTATAACTCTAGTAAAGCTTTTTCCAGGCTCTAATAGTACTAGATTAAAAATACGAGGGATATTAATCCCTACTGCAGCTACACCGTAAGTTGCTATAATAATCTTGCCATCTGCTGTTGCAACTTCGTCATATTCTTCTT